TTCACAGTTATTTCAAACAATGGAACGTTTGGGTTACTACCAAGGCACAGCGCAGGGCAAACCAAGTTCACAGGCTTTACAAGGCATCGGCTTAACTAATACAGATGAAAGTGCTATGAGAGATTTCATGTTGCAACTTGCAAACAATAAAGGTCGCACCATGAAAGCTTTGGTAGATCTTTACGCTACTGGCGCAATGAAGTTTCCTGCAGGTTTAGCTGGTGGCGGTCGAACCGTATCTGTTGTTTCGAGAGAGGATGCAGCAAAGCAAACTGGCAATGCGTTCTTTGAACTTCTTGGTAGGGCAGCAACCCCAGCAGAAGTAAAGATTGCAGTTCAAGCAATCCAAGATATGGATAGGAAACGTCAACTATCTAACGTTGAAAACCCGACTACTCTTGGCGTTGCAGCCGAACAACAAGCAATGAAAGCTTCACCTGGCGAGTTTGGTGCGTATTCGGCAGGTAAAGCAATTAACCAGATCTTTTCGTTGTTGGGTGGCGCATAATGGCAAAAACAAAAACAGAACCAAAACAAGATTGGCGTAGTGCTTTCATTGCAAAGTTTCCACAGTTTGCAAAACTTGTTGACGGTGGACCAGGAGAACAAGAAGCTCGAGCCAAGTTTGGTGATGACTTAATTGATCTTATCCAAGACGTAGCCAAAAGACCTAATCAGTACGAATTTACAACTCAGGCTGGCGTTGATGCTTTTAATGCAAAAGTTAAAGCAACTAAGTATTACAACGAAACAGTTGAGTCTGCTAAAGCATTTGATGCTTTATCTGATGTAGATAGAGCCGACAAAATTAGGGGTAATCGCATAACCATAGCTAGCGGTTATGGTGATCTTGGTTTGACAACTAAAGAATTAGATGACATTACGTTGACGGCGACACGTCGTGGTTTTAGTGGACTTGCTTTATCGCAATATGTAAACAGCGTTGTGGGAACTCGTGCCCGCGGTAAACAGGATTTGCTAGAAAGTCTTGATGCACAGGCGTTAAAAAAAGTAGCAGCAGACTACGGATACAATCCACCAGATTTAAACGAACAAATTCTTGCTGCACTTCAGGGCAAAGAATACAACGGAGAAGCTATTACTCTTGATACTTTTAAAAAGAAAGGTATGGCTTTAGCTAAAGCAGCACATTTTCAGTTGGCTCCACAACTGGACGCTGGTTTAACTCTTGCTGAAATCTTTAGTTCTTATCGAGATACAGCTGCTAACACATTGGAGTTAGCCCCAGAATCTATTTCGTTTAATGATCCAAAATTTAGAACAGCATTTGGCGGACCAAATACTCCACCACCTACATTGGGTGAATGGGAAACTATGTTGCGTACCGATCCTAAATATGGATTTGAAAAAACAAAAAAAGCAAAACGTGATGCTATGTCTATGGCTATGACCATAGCCCAAATGTTTGGAGAGGTTAGTTGATGAGTAACGTGAGTAATGAAATGATGTTTGATGGTGATGCAGGCGGTAGTGATCTATCTACACAAACACCAGAAACATTAGATCCTGCTGCTGTTTATGAAGCACGTGGATATTATGGCGATGAATCGTACATCAATGAGCTTGTAGGAAATACTGGTGTTGGTAAAGGTACTTTAAAACAAAGACAAGATGCTCTTGCTATTCTTATTCAACAAGGCAAAGATCGTGCTGCTTCTGCTGCTGCTAGCGAAGACGACGGAGGCGGAGACGACGGAGGCGGAGACGAATTTGTCCCAATGGTTGGAGCAAAAGAAATACTGCGAAACGTTTTGTCTTCGTATGGTCTTGAAGGGTTGTATGAATATGCTTGGTCGCTTTACACTAACCAAACAATAGATGTCAACGATACTGAATCTTTTATGTATGCATTACGCGAACAGGAAGCGTACAAAAAACGGTTTGCTGCTAATGAGCGACGTAAAGCTTTAGGTTTTAATGAACTAAAACCAGCTACCTATATTGCTTTGGAAAAGTCATACAAAGATACTTTGGCTGCCAACGGTTTGCCACAGGGGTTTTACGATTCACCAGATGATTTTGAAAAACTAATTGGCGGTGACGTATCGATATCAGAACTAAACAATCGCCTTAGGGATGCATACACGGTGGTGCGTGATGCCTCTCCAGAAGTAAAAAATAAGATGGCAGAGATGTACGGGATTACGGACGGGGATCTTCTTGCATATGTAATCGATCCAGATCGAGCACGTCCTCTTATGGCCCCAGACTACAAACGTCAAGCACAAGCAGCTTTGATTGCCGAAAGCGCCCAGAGGCTTTCAGGACTTAACTTTAATAAAGATATAGCTGAACAGTTTGTGCGACAAGGTACTACTCAAGCAGAGGCAGAAGCAGCCTTCACAACGGTAGGACAGATGGGCGAACTGCGACGTGGTGGTTTTGGCGAACAGCAAATCACAGATCTTCAGTTTGTTCAAGCTGCTCTAGGTACTGATGCTGAAGCTAAACGATTGGTGGAAGAACGCAAAAAGCGCCGTATCGGTGAGGTAACTGCTAGTGGTGGTTCGGCAACCCTTGCTCAAGGCGACAGCACTTCGTACAAATCTGGGTACGGTCAAGCAAATCTCTAATACAGATAGTCAACCCTTGACAATCATTAATTGTGATGTAAGATAGTTATATCCCATCAGGGATAACCATTGGAAATCCCCCCGATTTCAATGTGCTAACAGGGGTGAGATATGCAGCCACTTGGCCCCTCCAGCCAGGTGTGGGCGGAGGAGTGGGTCATGCAAGAACAAGACTTCTATGAAGAGGACAGCGTTCAGGAAGACCAGGCAGCAAAGAATCCAGTTCGTGCAAGGATGCGTGAGTTGGAGTCAGAGGTTAAGAGCTTGCGTCAGCAAGCAGAGGAAGCTAAGTCAGCTCAACGAGAGTTGGCATTTGTGAAGGCAGGCGTAGACCTATCTTCAGGGATGTCCAAGTATTTCGTGAAAGCTTACGATGGCGATCTCACACCCGAGGCAATCCGAGTTGCAGCCGCAGAAGCAAATCTCATTAAGCCCCAAGAAACTATGCAAGCAGCCCCTACACAGGAGAAGCAAGCATGGGATCGAGTTAGCAACGCATCACGCGTTGGAGACACAACTGAAGCGACGGTTGACTACAGCACTAGAATTGCAAACGCTAAATCCGAAAGAGAAGTAATGGAATTGTTGGCTCAAGCAAGAATGAATCAAATCAACAATTAACCAATTCTTTAAGGAGAATTAAAACATGGCAGGCGAAACAACAACCTCGTCCTTGTCTATCGACCAGGTGGCGTTTGACCGTCTTGCGTATTTCGCATTGCGTTCAGAACTTCTTTTCGATCAGGCAGCGGACGTACAACCAGTAGCACAGGCAATGCCTGGTACTGGAGTTACATTCACAATCTTCGCAGACATCGCAGCAGCGACATCTACGTTGAACGAAGTAACTGACGTAACCCCAACAGCGCTCTCGGACAGTCAGGTAACAGTTACCTTGGCTGAATACGGCAACGCAGTTGTTACAACAGCAAAACTCCGTGGCACAGCATTCTTGGATGTTGACTCGGCAGCAGCAAACATCATTGGCTACAACGCAGGTGACTCGATCGATCAAGTCGTTCGTGAAGTACTTGCCGCAGGAACCAACGTTGCTTACTCAACAGGTGGAGCTTCACCAGCAACATCACGTGTAACGCTGGCTGTAGATGACATTTTGGTAGCAAACGACATCCGTAAGCAGGTAGCTGCTTTGCGTGGTGCAAACGTTGCAACCTTCAATGGTTCATACATCGGCTTCATCCACCCAGACGTGTCGTACGACTTCCGTTCGGCTACAGATGCAAGTGCATGGCGCACACCAGCTAACTACGTGGATCCAACTGGTATCTACAATGGCGAGATCGGCTTGTTTGAGTCGGTACGTTTCATTGAGACACCACGTGCCAAGGTATTCACCAACGCTTTCAACGGCGCAGGTGCAGCTGGTACAGGAGATGCATACTCAACTCTTATCATGGGTCGTCAGGCTCTTGCTAAGGCGTTCAGCACACAAGATGGCAATGGCGCAACACCGAAGATTGTCCGTGGCAATGTCACAGATATCTTGATGCGTCTGCAACCACTTGGTTGGTACTGGCTCGGCGGCTACGGTCGCTTCCGCGAAGCCTCGCTTCGTCGAATTGAGTCGGCATCAAGCATTGGTGCTAACGCCTCCTAATAATTAATTAGTAGGGCCTCCCCGTCATGAAAGGCGGGGGGGCTTTGCTATACTTTTACTAACGAAAGGTTTGTATGTCAATTTCTAATTATGCTGAACTGAAAATCTTGGAGCACACCACAGGTAAAACTGCTTGGACTATGCCAACGAATGTGTATGTCAAGTTGCATACTGGTGATCCTGGTGAGGCCGCTACTTCCAATGCTGCTGTTGAAGCAACTCGTAAAGTTTCTGCTTGGGCTACAGCGGCTTCGGGCGCTATTGCAACAAGCTCAACTATTGAGTGGACTAACGTTTCTACTACAGAAACTTATACACATTGGTCGTTGTGGGATGCGTCAACTGCAGGTAACGCTTTGTGGAGTGGTGCATTGTCAGCATCGGCTGCTGTAACTGCTGGCGATACTTTCCAAATTACTACACTAACCCTGTCTCTCGATTAGTCTTAGGGGGTAAACCCTATGGCTGCTTTTCAGGGCACACTTACAAAATATTCATCACCGTATAGACCTGCAACGGGTCTATACATTGGTGCGTTAATATTTCAATTAACTGCTACTGGTTCTGGTGTTGGTACAGAGACTGCAAATAGACTTGTAATAAAAGCAAAGTCTGGTACTGGGTCGGGAACTGGAACCGAATTAGCTT